ACTCATATCTCTTGCTTTAATTTCTCAATATACAAGGTTGCATCCATCAATTCCTCCTGGAGATGATTCAACCAATCCATCAAAGGTAACGAATTATTTTCCAATGTTGTACCATATTTTTTCACTCCCATCTCGGAACGCTCCTGATACTTGCTATATACCTTGATTAGAATTGGATCAACGTGAATTGGTTTCTCCTCGGGGATGACCTCTACCTCCGAAAGCATTGCACCAAATGTTCTCAGCTCTTCAGCAAAGATTCGTTTGGTGTTTGAATTAATCTCATTCATCATTATCTCCATAAAGTCATATAAGTCCTGGAGCTCTTTGTTTGTTCTTTTCATATCAATTCATTTGACATTTAACATCATTGAATGCAGCTGCATCCACTTCCTCGATATATACCTCATCATCTTCCATAGTCAGAACGATGCAATAATTGACGTTCATACCACTGAACACATCTTGAAATCGATTGATGATCATGTGGGGATTCTCATTCTTGGTGCCAACATAGGCAATGAAGTATCTATCTCTCATAATACTTAAAAAATTTGATATAGAATTCCTCATTCACTGAATGACCTTTCAAGAATCGCCACAACTGAAGGTAAGTGATTCCCATATCTTCAGCGATATGTGCTAATTTGTATCTCTTGGATACCCGTGACCTCACCTCTCTATCGATGAAGTCACGAATGGTTTCCCCATCAGAAAGGTGAATCGTCAAAGCTCTCATCAACTACCGGCATTGAGTTAATATTCCACACATCCAAAGTATTATAATACTTCCCATTGTATTCACGTCCTCTCAGATTGAATTTAACTGTGATTTCATCTCCTGAATTGTAGTTATCCAACATCTTGCACTTGTCTTGAGCTAATTGGAATGAGATGTCCTGAGGATACTCTCCATTGGCTACGGTTAGGACGAACATTCTCACTGAGAACTTGTCACTGACTTGTCTGATTGGCACAATCATCTTGATTATGCCCTTTACTTGTAATTCCATATTTGATTTGTTATGTTACTATTTGGTAAGTTACTACTTAGAAAGCTCCGCGCCATAGATAACCTACAAAGTGCAGGAATCCGTAGCAGAAAACGGATATTACGAATAGCAGAAATATAATTGCTTTTGTTTTCTCTTTCATTGTTCTTGTTGTTTAAAGGTTACTTTTTCTAATTGCTCAAGTGTTGGGATTGCACAAGTGTAACTATCCTCACTTTTCTCAACTCGGTATTGTAGTTTTCCGTTTTTATGTCTCCTTGCTTGAAGCACATACTTATACCCTATATACCCCGTAGTTGATAGGTCTGTCCATTGTCCCCAATTTCTGCTAAATAGTTTCATTGTTCTTGTTGTTTTAGTTCGGGTCTCATTGGTTCTTCGTTCTGATTACCATCATCCCATCCTTGTGAATAACCATAGTTAGTATCTTCTTGGCGTTGCTCCTTCTCTATTTCTTTACCATTTTCTAAAGCATCACTCATTTCAATAATTTGTTGAGGAGTTACCAATACACTACCAAGTATTCTCTCGTATTCTGAATGTAACCATTCTACTGCTGTTAATTGTTTTTCTGTTTTCATTTTGTTCTTATTTAAATATTTGTTTTTATTAAAATTCCTGCAATAATCATCATACCAAATATTGCAAACCAAAGAGTGGAAAAAGATTTTATTATTGTTTCTCTTTTATAGTTTACCGCATGCCACATAATAGTAAATCCTATTACTTGAAGTATAAATTCTAATATCTCTTTCATTGTTCTTGTTGTTTAAATGTTGATTAGTATTACAAATGTTAGTATACATTGAATTATTGCGGATACTATTACTCCAAGTAAAATACCTTTTACAAATTCTCTTTTCATTGTTCTTGGTCTTTAATTAATAAATAGTTAAGTGCTTCTTTATATGTTTTAAAAAGCATTCTATTAGGGTTGTATAATGTTTCTGCTATATAATCCCATACGGCTTCAATTATATGTTCTAGGTCACTTATAAAGTAATAAGTCTGACCTTCATTAAATGGATATGTTTTCATTGTTCTTGTTGTTTAAAGGTTTCGTGTTTTACTCCGAATTTATCATAGGTAGTGATTGTCGCATCTCCAACTCTTATTTTTGGTTCATTAGGTTCATCAACTATTCTAAATGATTCTTCGTTATCACTCCACTCATCTACTATCTCAAGGTTACCAGTGAAATGGTATCCAATTGCTCTCAAAAGTCCTTCGACCATTCTCACTACTTCATCAAGGTCCACATCATTGTGAGGTACCTGGTGTGTCACTGTGTGCTCGTATTGTTCGATTGTTATTTTCATTTCGCTTCCAATAATTTATAATAGTCATTATAATACTCAGTACATAACTCTAATCTCTCAACCATCTCCTGCTCCTTCGCTTCATCACGATCAAATGAAAGTACGGTGATTCTCTTCTCCGGTGCGATATGGTCAACTCGGTGTATATCTAAGTTCTCCCACTCGTTTAGTAGTTCGTTGGATGTTGTCACCATGCAATAGATTAATTCTGCCTTAGGTCGGTTGTACAATCTCATGTAAGCTCTCAACTGCCACTCATAGATTGTATCGTATCCATCCTCTGCCATTACCGGAAAGGTATCCAATGACCAGGATGTTTTGATGTCGATGATTGAAGCATCAGTGATGATGTCACATTCACCGGTCATCAGCTCGTCAACCATTCGCACAGTGTTCTTGATATATCCCTCGAATCTCACAGTGTTGAGTAGGTCAATTGAGTCCTGCTCTTGCATCAATCCCTTTTGGATATATTTATTGTTGATTTCACTTCGGTAACCGTAGAAATTTTCCTTCGCAACTTGCTTGATATAGCTCTTTGCAGTTTGTCCCATTTCATTCTTGCCTCGGCCATTAGTCATCAACTTGCCGATGGAGGATGGATGCCACTTCATAATTCAAGAGCTTTAAGTTGTACCTCAGTCAATGACCATTTCTCAATCAATTGCTCTTTTGTATACTTTCCTGCTTGAATGGATGCCACTGCGGATTCGAATCTTGCATTGTCCAACGCAGGTTTAACCGGTGCGACTGCAATCGATGCTGCCTTTCCATCATCATCTACCGCTTGAAGTGACAACAATGATTGCAATGTTCCTCTTCGGAAGTAAGTCACCGCACTCAATACCTTTTGTGGATCAGTGATAATCGGCAAGGTCATGAATGACTCAACCATTTCACCTGAATCGATGTCAATGATTCTCGTCACCACATCATTTCCAACTATTGGTTGGAGTAGAATCAATCCATTCTCCAACAAAATCGGCTCGACTGCGGTGAGCAGTGCATTGATGTCGGCATACGACTTTTTGAAATGTGGATTCGTTGCATTCTTTGCAACCTTTCCAATCTGCGACTTGGCAGTGTGCAACTTTTGGTACAGCGTTGCGACTGTTTTTGTGTTCTTTTCCATTATTTAGCGTGTTAATTTTCAATAAAGATAATAAACTATTTTAAATTGGCAATAAAATTATCATAAAATTCGATGAAATCATCAAAAGTTCTTGAGATATAATAAACTCCACCGGCATCTTCAATCATTTTCTGATATACTTTCTGCACTTCCGATTGCCTATCCTTCCCATACTTCACCTCAATCTTAACTGACCTTCCTCGAATGGTTGCCGAGATATCTGCGGAACCTGGTGTGCCTGTTCCCTTTGTCCATTGTCCTCCCATTGCTACTCCATCAGTACGGTACTTCTTGCGATACACTCCCATCGTATTGATTCTCTCTGCTTGGCATCCACTCATCTGAAGGAATCCACATATGGATTTGGTGAGTGCATTCGCTGAGTTATCCTGCCAATTGGTGAGGAATGAATCCACATATGGGAGATTAGGATACTTTGCTCGTGTGAGAGCTCGTTCGAGGTCCTTGATTCGTTCTTTGTTTTGTTTGGTCATTGTTTATCTTTTTTATGTACTCTCGTGTGACATTCTCTGCATAGTGACATTAATTCGAACATGAATTCATTCTGCCAATTGTTATATGTTATATGATGAACATCAACAGCAGGACTTTCAAGACACCCTTGACAGGTGTAATCATCTCTTTTTAATACCTTTTTTCTTATTTCTTTCCACTGTGTTGATTTCAGATACTCTTGATGCTGCTCTTTTTTATTTTCTTTTTCTTTTAGTGGTGTCCAATATGCCCATTCAGTATCAATTTCACCTGCATCATTACATAGTGAAAGTGCTGATATATCCATTGATTCATATTTAAGATGAGCATAAAATAACAGGCATTTTTCACATTGAGCATAACACTCTAATCTATCCCCATTTATTTTATATGCATCAATAAAATTACCTCCACATTTTTTGCATTTATTATTTCTTATCATATCTCCTTTGCTTTATCGTTTAACTCATCCCAAATGTCATCCGATTTCTTTATCGGTGTTTCACCTGGTATTATCAATTCAAAGTATCTTCCATTGTGATTTCGGCCTTTACTCATCACATATCCTTTCACATTGGCATACTCTGCCACCCATTTGAGGAACTTCCTTGATTCCAATTCTTTCCATCCATTGAATTCAGATGTGAATTGAGTCATCACCACACTATTGTAATGAATCACATTGAGTGGAAGATTCCCCTCTTGAGTCCAATCATAGAAATCTTTCGATGTGGATTGGATGAATCGTTTTGCATCTGCATTGATTGAGATTGATTTGGTCAATCCATTAGATAGGAAAGATTGAAGATTCTTAATCATGTAATTGTCAAAGCGAATCCAATCATCATCACCCCATGAGTCAAACAACAATCTCCCATACTCATCCAATGGTGATCGTCTTGAATGGAAGTATTGAAAGAATTCAAGCTCATGCCTTCTCCGGTCATGAGAGCTTCCTGCTCCACTTATAACATAGTTGGTTGTGATGACAATTTTTGGTGACCTCTCAAATGGAATAAATATCTCATCCTTATTTTTTCGATTGACTGTGATTCCTTCCGAGATGATTGAGAACAGTTGCTCAAAATCAAAGTTCCGTTTCACATCATCGAATGCAAGAATCTGAGAATCCAAGTTCACTCGCTGATAAACAAAATCACTCTTTCCAGGATTGAATGCCTTTCCATCAATCTTCACGACTCTTCGGAAGTATCCAAGAGCTGCCAACATCAATGACTTTCCACTTCCTCCATTTGGATTGTCATCAATCTCTTGGTCATTGAAGATGATTGCCTTTTGGTCGGTCTTATCTTTGAATGAATGGATGAGATATCCCAAGGTCGTTTCAAGTGACATGATTCTCACATCATCATTGGCAGATACCTTTTTAACGAAATCCTCAAAGTCATTTGTTGAGTCCTTGATTGGTGTGAAATCACGTTGAATGATTTGATTCTCCCAAATGTATCCATCCACATCGATATAACTCATGACCTTCACATCATTCTTGGATACTTTCACCACTCCATTCTTGAATGGGATGAATGATGAGTCCTTTGTGTCCTGGAGCATAAAGATATCAATCGAGTCAATCATGTTCAGGTGATTCTCATTGAAGAGATATGGTGATCGTGAGCAGTAATTCCATACATTGACCTCATTCTTATCGAGAAGGTAGTTCAAAACATAATCTTTGATTTGTTCAGTGGAACTCAATCGGACTTTGTTTTCTTTCACTCTCACAAATGTAGGTCGTTCAGCATTCTCCGGATAGTATTTGTTGAATCCACTCTTAACCAGGAACTCACTGTACTTAATTGGCTCGATTTGGATTCCTTTCTTTGAGTCAACCATCCAAAAAACATCATCACCGGATGCAATCTCTTCCTTGATATCATCGATAATGTCATCAGCCACACCAAGTTGTTTCTTGATATCATCCTTTGCAATTCCCGACTTGAGTTTTTGCTTGACCTTATGGAATGTATCTTTATCCTCAAAGTATTTAGTGGAGAATGTAGCCTTTTTGTATGCTGAATTGATGGATGTTACCATCTCACCATGATTGAAGCTCGTGCCTTGACAATACTTGGTCCAAATATACTGTTCAGTGGTTGCCTTATCGATGCCATATTCACACATGACACAAGCCAATTTAAAAACAAAGTGATTTCGACTTCCTTCCTCGAACCTGCATCCATGGTCGAATCGTTCAATTAATGAAATGATTTTATCCTCATCATTCAATACGCAGGTTGGAGTACGTTCAGTGTAATTGTATCCCTCATCGGTTTCAATTCCCTCCCATACTTGGCAAAATTCATTGAAGTAAATTTTCGGATCGTAACTCTCAAAACAAACGCGAGATACATTTGAATTCTTAACGTCAAAATAGTCGGATTGGAAGTATTTGCCGAATGCGGTGAATCTTCTCTTGTGTTCCAACTTATCTGATTTTGGAATACTGATTACCGCCTTCAATCCATTTCCACCTGGAGAGGTGAATACCATCAGGACGTGTTTATCATCAATCAATCGAGCTCTCTCTGCATCCATTGCCACTTTGGTTGGATATTGGTCAAAATCCAATACGCATAATCCCGAATGCTCAACCAATGAATTGTCATTTCTTTCCGAGAATATCCCATTGAACATAATTGCATTCAATGATGACTTCAATCGGTCATGCTCCGGATCACTCTTTTCGAGTTTTCTGATTTTTGTTATTTTGGAAATCAATTCAGGATTCCCAACTTTGATGCGTTGATATATGTCATGAATTGTGAGCTCATACGGTGTATCTTTTGAGCTAAAAAGATTCTTAAAAACTGATACTTTCAATTTACTGCATTTAAAATGAAAAATCCTCTTGGATGTTCGTGAATGCAGCACTACTAATCCAAGAGGATTCTAATAATTTCCTTTTTGTCCCTGCATTTGACATACAAATATAACAATTATTCAATATAAAAGTTTTATTTACCTAATAATTTGACTCAAATATGTCAATTCGTGACGATATTCAAATGTTATTGTCACGCCTATAACCTATATTAGTATTAACTTTCAGCAAAAGCGTGACGATGTGACGATAAAAAAACTCGATGCCCATTCCTAAAAAACGACTTGTTGTATAGAGTAGGTATATAAGAGCATCGTCATATCGTCACGCCTCAACACTCAAGAGCTCCTCATATTCATTCCTCAACACTCTCCTTTTGATTGCTTTGAGCTGATTGTACGACTTGCATTTGAGAATCTCATCACGAAGGAATCGCATTTTTTTCACATGAGCATTCCCACGAAGCTCATCGATATCATCCTGGATAACGGTCATGTAATACAAATCACCACTCTCAATTGCCCAATTGTGTTGATTGATATTGTGCATTACTGTTGCATGACCTCGATTAAAATACTCACCAATCGCATGAAATGGGAGATTCAATCCTCTCAGCTCTGCCATTAGATACCTTCTCCTCATTGTTAATACCTGGTGTCGACTCGTCACATCCAATTGATCTCGTTGGATGATGTGTTTGATTGCTTTTATTTTATCTTGTTTTGTCATACCGGCTCAACTTTAAATTTTCCAACTATACACAATCCCTTATTCAAGAGCTCCGATTTCTTCCAATAGCACAGTGCTTTGGATGGAAATGTCCAGGATTGGATGACTGTTTTCCCCGAGCAATAACTTAGCTTATACATAGCGTGATAATTTTAATGATTCCTAAAACTGCTACCATTGCCAAACTTATGGCAATTCCAAGCATTGATGCTTCATAGTTTTCTTTTCTTTTGTAGCTCATAACTTTTCGATTTCTTGTTTAACTTCATTCCAATGGTTAATCCCTACTTGATTATTTCCCCAGCAAAGATTTAAAACAATATCAACTGCAATCAATGCACATTGTTTTGCCTCATAACTATCTAATAAAGGTACATTACTAAAATTATCTACTAATTCTCTTGCTCTTTCTTTCGGTGTCATAACGTCTGATTAAATTTAATTTCACAAATTCGCTTATACAATTCCTCATTGAATGTACCTCTGATGTGTTCGTGTGATGACTTGGTTGTCCAAAACCTTTTCATCCTTTGCATTTTAAATACCATACTCATCCCAATCAATTTCATCGTTATCATTACCCCAGGTATATTCACTTAGGAAATCTCTTTCATCCATTAAGTGCTCAATCATTTTGAGCATCCATTCCTTGTATGATGGATCAAATTCCATGACCTTATCATCCGGAAATTCATCGGTCCACCACACACCACCCTTTACATTGATGTCAATGTCATATCGAGCGGTTTCAAAATCATAATCGCTTTTCCACCATTCAATATCAATTCGAAAGTATATTGCTCCAATTTTATAGTGAGCTTCCATTGAGCAATTATCCACATCCATGAAGTCCAAATCAATTCTTTCTACTTCTTTTTTCCAATTCATTTCGCTGAGTGTTTAGTTATTAATTCCCCATACTTCTCCAATATTGGCGATTGGGTTTGTTTTTTTACGTTTTGCGGGACTTTATTGGTTTGGCAATAGTCAGGTTGCGTAGCGGTAAAGTAAAGCATCACAGTCCAAAATAATGACAAGGCCACAACAGTTCCAAGGATGTCCTTTTGATTTTCGTTTAGTGTTTTCATATTCCTCTTAATTTACATACTAGTTTATGAACAGCTGACCATCTTGCAATTTGCATATCCGTAATGGGATCATGCATTCCAAGTTTATCAATACATTCCATCATTTCGTTCCATAATTGCTTTTCCTCTGCAATCATAATTTGAATCATTTCTTGTTTTTTCATAGCGTTTTTTTAATTGTTTACTCCACAAAGATATGAAAGGTTTCATAAATGCAAAACTTTTTTAACTTTTTTTTCAGTTTTGAACAAAATTAATTGTGAATACTATACCCGATGGGGTATTCATGTGTAGAAAATCTACTTAATTATACCCTTTAAGGTATAAAAACAATGAATGAAAGTGAAATGCGTATATTTTGCGTATAAATTCGTATCAATGCGTATATATAACTTGCATCAAAAAGCACATTATACTATGTATTTGGTAGTTATATGACCACTTATGTCAATTATAATATACCTAAATCACATTAAACTATGATTTGGCTAGGTATACAATAGCCAATAAATCAAAATAGTGTCAAATGTTTGTCACAAAATAAGGGTGAATTGTGACAGTTTTTGTAATATAACAAAGGTAAAATGTCGCAAATATCTGCTAAATATGCGACACAATATCAGGTTATACCTTGAATTAATGATGTGAATTATAAGGTTATAACCATAAAAAAAAGAGGTACCGTTTCCGATACCCCCCTTTACACACGCTAATGAGTTGCTAATTTACAAAGGAAATTTGATTGAGTCGATACTTTTATGCATTTTTCTTATGCCTTCTCTCTTGATTTCTTTTGCGTTTATCTTCAGTATCCTTCCTCCGGTTGGTTTAATGGGAGCTCCACGCTCAACGTGCCATCCTTTGGAGCCATCACCATACTCCTCTTTGTAAGTTCCGGTAAGCATGAGGTGAATATTTTTGTGATGATTGACATATCCATGTTTGGGAACATGAGTCACCGTATCTCTCACATCATTACGACACGCATTCTCATGAATGTGCCCCATTGAGAATATATCAAAATCCTCGTATGTTTCCAATGCCCTGGTCAAGTTGATTGCTCCCTTGGTCACAATTCCCCCACCGCCTGAGCCATGGAAATATTTCAATTTGGTTGTGGTCCATGAGCTTGTATTGTATTTTTGATGAAGGATAATCCATCCACCATATCCTCCGGTCATCACATTGCTGCCATTCTTATAGTTTAGTAGGTCAACGAATCTTTGAAGGATATCCGTTTCTTGGTATTTTATTATGGCGGTTTCATGGTTACCGTATCCAATCACTGTGAGAATATGTGCATATGGACTAAACCATTCGACTGCTGTTTCAACGATTGAATCCAAATATTTTGCGTTGTTATGTTCCGGTCGGATGTCGGACTTGTTTCCTCTGCGATCACCTTTCCCTTGCATCAAGCAAAAGAAATCACCATTGACCATGACCTTGATATCATTCTCAAGGCAGTAATCAAAATCTCTTTTCAATAAATCCCAATCACATTTGGGATTATCCCAGTGAAGGTCGGACATCATTGCAAGTTGAACGGTTGCTCCATCAAGGTGAAGCTCATGAATGTTTTTAGAGTGCTTTTTGAGCATATTTGAAAAGGTATTTGGTGAATAGTCCGAGTCCAAATCCTATGACAAACAACCAAATATTTGCTTTCGATTTCTTCTCGCTTTTATATTTGGCAACTTCCACCTTTTGAATTTGGCGGATAGTATCTCTCTTTAATTTATATTCGATTTTTTTCTCCCAACGGGTGCGTGGAATATACTGAGTTTTCCACATTACAACCGTATCCTTTTGAGTGATGAATTTCTCCCACACAATTTCATTGTTTACGATCACCGGAAAGGAATCAACCGATGTGATGCGAAGTGTATCGGATACCTCTTCACATTTATACCCTTTTTTCATTGCTTTGTGCAGATGGTGCTCTGCTGAACAAGATACCAGGAGGATACTAAAAATTAATGTACTGAGTTTTCCCATTTTTCTTCACTGCTTTGAGGACTTGTTTGCGATTTCTTGCTTTGCTGTATGAAACGTGCACCCAACTTGGCTCTTTATCCGTTCCGAATTCCCAAATCAATTGGTCAAAAATAAGATTGTCCTTGATGAAATGGAATCCTTTGCTTCCGATGTGTAGGTCCATCGCCTCACCTAAACAATGTTGTGACGTTTTAGAGCCACCACACGCTTTATTAACTGCGATGCTTCTATATCCGCTATTGATTCTAATTGGCTCTCCCATATGAGCTCTCAGTGGCTCGAATACCTTCTCACAAAGCAACTTCGCTCTCTCGATTTCGAACTCATTCATCTTGTTAAGGATTGAATGGTTGGTTGCAGTGCCAGATGCTTCGAATTCTGCGAGTGTAACGTGTTTACTTAAATTCATCTAAGTTCGTTTTTGTCCTGGTGATAAATTTGCGAAGAGCTGCAAGTACATTCTTCCCGGTCACACTCTCATATGATTCGTTGATGGACTTAATCTCCACCATCACACAAAAGAACGCGAATACTTTGGTCATGATTAGCTCAACCGAGATAAATTGTGCGATGATATCACCTGCAATGTACTTCTCGATGAGGAAGGTGAACATGATTGCACCGCTATAAAGCAATGACTTGGAAATTGTGTCGGATAATCTGCGAGATTGGAACGCATTCCAACCGCCTTTTTTTACTGATCGCCAAATGCCGAAGCAAGTATCAATGAAGATAGCTAACATTGCCAAGTATATCATCGGCATGACCGGTGAAAGTACCGCCCAAAACGAAGCAAATAATATCAACGCATTCTGCCTCATAATACCAGGATTGAATTGTTATATCCGTTATCGGTTGGATATCCGCAAGTCCATGTACCGTTCATGAAGCAATTCCCCACGCACATATGACAATCAATCTGAGGTCGTAAATCCGTATCACGATTCTCATGGGATGTAAAGAGTGGAAATTCCGCCTTGTTCTTTACCAGGTACCGAATCAATCGCATCTCAAAGAATGATGCTTTCTGAGCATAGTGTTCCATGCCGAATGCAACCTCGCTGCGAGATACACTCGATGAGTTATCACCGAACTGCGTTTGAAGTCCTTTGTTCTTGAGTTGGTATGTCAATCCGAAGATTGCATCCTCAGCTGAACGCCATGCAACAACCGGTTGAATGAATAGAACAAGAGCTTCCTCTTCCGGTGTCAATGTTTGGTCGTTGTATGCCGCCAATAAATAGTCATAAAAGACAGTTCCAAGGATTGGCATCACTCTCAATTGTGCTTGAGTCGCAATGTATGGAGTCACATCAGTCACATCCACATTGGCAGTGATTGGTGTGTTTGTTTTGAGGTAGGTTTCGGTTATAAAATACAACATTATGCGGTCGGTGTTTGTAAGGTTGGAACTACATCACCACCTTCTACCGGTGCTAATGCTGCGAGAGCTCTCACTTCATTTGTTGTCATTGTGTTGAGGACCTTAGTCGCAACCAATGGACTCATAGCATTCAATGCGTCTTGTGTTTTGGATGCATCACCTTCTACCTCAACGATTGTTTCATTGATAATTTGGAAGTTGTTGACCATGAAATCTGCGTTGACTTTTGCAATACGAAGTATCTCATTGAAGATATCGGATACCTGCTCTCTCAATGGCATGACCACGTTCTTCTCGAATATCACATATGCTTGTTTGATATCACTACCTGAGCCAAGTGAGCCCGTTGTTCGAACTCCCATCAGTATCGGATCTATTGTGTGAGCAAAACAAATCTGCTCAGTATTCAATCCCGATGCTTCCTGGAATAGTTTGTCGTTCTGATTGGTTGGAATGCTTTCAATCTTCGGCAATTGGTCTTGAGAATTGGCAAAGAATGCGACCGCTTTTCCTGCGTTGGCAGCTCCTTTCATCTTGTCCATTGTGGACCGAAGTACATTTTTCTCCTCTTCCGATTGTGGTCTTTTTGGGAACATCATCGCGAATGATGGGAACACACTGTTTTGAATGTTTGATTTAGCGAAGTAACTTAACTCACCTGAAAGGTAGGCAAAGTTCAAAGCTGATGTATATTTTGGAAGCGGATACCAATCTTGGCCCAAACACTCAACCTCGTATACGAATAGTTGACATTTATCGGTGCAAGTTGGATGATATCTTGGAATGTCACGCACATCGATTCTACTCGCCCAATCATCACAAATAAAATAGTTGTTAGGATTTTGTCCTCTTCTCACTTTGTCGGGAGATACGTTCTCCATTCTTGTGAGCTTCATCTTATCATCAAAGTACAATTTGAAGTAAACGCGGTTGTGTACAATCAATTGTTCGGTTGTAATCCGAACTGTCTTTTTTAGGTGAGATTTCTTTTCAAATGTATATAAATCAAGAAGCTCTTGAGGTGTTGAGGTCGTTGCTCTCAATTCAATCCCTCCACCAATGACTGCATTTGTTTTATAATCCACGATGGAACCATGGAGAGGTGATGAGTATACTAATTGGTTTAAAACGCTTGGAAATAAATTCGAATCCCCAAATGGAATCCATCCACTTGTTTGATGCCTCCCATTCACATATGGAAGAGATAAATTCCCTGAGCCAATTCTTCCGAATGGTGTACTGAAGGACTGATATCCTTCCACCACTTCAGGTGATTGTTGTTTTGTTCCAATAAATCGGTCGTACCAAGCCATGTTTAATCGTAGATTGAGTTTTGTATTGCACCACTTACAACCATTCTGCCCTCTTCAATGACGATCCCCGTCGTGTCCTGGATAGATGTTGGTGGAATTGTTGATTCATACACTGAATATGTGTATTGTCCTTTGACCAATGTCACGTCAACCGGCTCATCCAATAGGAACATATTAAATCTTTCCTTCCAAGTGGAGATGTCAGCGGTGGTGAATAGGATTGGAGCATCGGTGACATCCATTTCATTCTCAAAAACGAACAAATAATACGGATTCGAGAGAGTGCTCACCTCAGTTAAAGTCAGCACAATGGAATTCACCTCACCTTTATCAATGTAAATCATACTATTATATTATAAAAAGTAGGAAAAATGTTTATAAAAAAAGCCACCCTAATGGATGGCTCTCTCTTTAAGTTGTATTTTATTATGCAATCAACGCTGCGATAATAGTTGAATCAACCTCGTATGCAAGGAAATCATTCTCAGCGATCAATGTCACTGAATATTTTGAACCATCTGCACGAGCTGTTCCTGAGCCTTCACCAACTGCACTCAATTGTAAGTATGGGAAGTACCAATATTTGCCATTCGCATCTTGGATGATTGCATTCAGGTATTGTTGACCAGCACCAAGCACTTTAATTGCTTGTGACTTAGATTGGTCACGACGGTGGAACATCAAGCTGATTGTTGCGGTTACATATGAGCTACCATTGACAAGGTCAATCGCTGCATCTTCGGTGTAACTTCCGGTGTTTCTTCGGATTTCAAATTCAGTATATAAATCACCACCTACAATTAGGTTGATTTCATCGATTGTCCAAGTATTTGGCGCACCTGCAAATGCGATGCTATCGATGTTATCTTGTTGATTTATGTACACTTTGAAAATCCCACCACTGTTATTGTCGCACGACTTAACTATGGATTCTAAATTTTCACAAGCCATTTTTTGTTGTTTTAAATATTAAAAATAGAGGGGAGTGTTTCATCCCCTCAAGAATATTAATTATGCAGCAGAGTTGTAGAATACAATCTCATTACCATTCACATGAGTGAATCCAACTTTCATATTTGCACGAGTACGGATAACCGGCTCAGCAACTGTATCAGCTAAGTTGATAGCTCTTAACGCTTTTCCATCTCCTTCAGCATCGAAGGAATAGATAAGATTTGAACGTAACGTAGCGACAATTTTGGAAGTTGTCCCCATTCCTGGACACATTACCATTTTGATTCCCAAATAAGAGAAGTCCAATGCTTGAGTTAAGTTGGCTTGAGTATTCGCAGCAGCAACCGCAGCACGATAAGCAGTAGCTACCGGTGTAGATACATAAATTCTCAACTCTTCTTGGTTAGCGATAACCGCAGCAGGAATAGCAGCGTAAACCAATGCCAATTTAGCAAGTACGTTAGATGCGTTGATAGCAACTGGAGATGCAATGTCAATCACGTTAGCTGAATCAGCAACTAATCCTTTTACATAACCATCACACAATGCGTATGCAGCAACCTCAGAATCCGTATCACCTAACCAACGTAATTTCTCTACGTTCTCAGCGATTGTTTTCGCCATTTCTCCCCAATAGTAATCCATGAAAGATGCAACAGTGAAATCACCGTTAGAACCTTTTGTCATTTGTAATGAAACGAATGACTGCTCTAATTGGAATTGACAAATCTCTGCCATTGCTGACAATCCACATACGTCAACTTCTACTGAAGCAAGCTCATCATTTGATGCGTTCCATCCACAGTTCTCTGCTTGTAAAACTTGACCAAATGTTACATTGGAAATTTTAGTTTTGTATTTGATACCTGGAAGTGTACGGTAATTGTCAACCGTTTCCTCTTGTAAATACGCACGAGAATAGAATGCCTCGCTGTTTGCTTGCAATAACGCTGATGCGTCAATGTCTAAGTCGAATTTTAATTTTCTGCTCATTTTGTTTTGTTTTTGTTTTTTGTTAGTTATTTGTGTTTAAAAATTTACTTATTGCACTGAATTTTTCTTGTACTGACATTTTAGTTTTGTTGTCAGTTGCTTCAACTTCCGTTTCAGTAACCATCATCTCTTCCATCTGGTTGCGAAGGTCAGCGATCAATGCGATGATTGCTTTCTCTCTCTCCTCAAGAATCGGTGTAACAATTGCAAGGATAGCCTCTGAATCCATTGCAGGATCAATTGCCATTTCTTCGTTCACTGCATCTTCTACAATTGGAGCTTCTTCCTCAATAACTGTTTCTTCCAATGCAACTTCTTCCATTGCAACTTCTTCCATTGCCTCCTCGACAATTGGTGCATCCTTAATCTCAGTGATTTCGCCATCTACAACAACGTAGATTTTGCCATCGATTAAGTGCTCCCCATCAGGTAATTTGTTCATGTTATATTTATTTAATTGATTACTAAGTTTCAATCCCAAGAATCCCTCAATTGAGAATCCCACCTGGTCATTGGCAACCAATTCAGCATAATACTCTTTATCAGTTATCTGAGCAGTCACCATCAATGTTCCTTTTGGAACTTCAATACCGAATGTTGAGAATGCCTTATCTTGTTTTGGATTGTCCACCACCCAAGTTTCCAAGATATATGCAGGAACTGTTTTAGATGTGTCATGCTCCAGGTTGAATAGGTCGCGATTTCGAAGGTCACTCATGAACTTCTCGTGAATTTTCGCGATTGTTTCCTCAGTGAATTGCACATAATATTCTCCCTCCTGGTCATCCTTGCGGTATATCTCCATCGGTATCATGGCAGGTGCGGTGATTCGATACTTTAAATCATCAGCGAACACCATTCTCTCCGCTTGTTCGAAGGCCATTCCTTTCACCTTAATTGCAGGTTGAGAGGTGAATGCAATCTGCTCAATACCCAAATCTTCTCCATCGGAGTATTCGGGATCAATAGTGATTTTGTAAATTGGCAAATCTTTGGTCATGTATATATTAAAAAAATTGTAAATTTGTTCATAAATCACACTTATGATAAAAATTTTTGAGAGGGAAATCCCCAACAAGATGGATGAATTGACCATTGAACAATTCGAGAAAGTGACTGAAATCACCAACAACAAAGAACTTGACAACATCGAGAGATACATCAAGATTTTTGAATACTTCGGTGTTAAGGAATCCGAATGGGATGACAATGATGTTGAACTATCCGATTTTATTGACAAGGTGAAGGAATTCAACTCGTCTAATTATGAGAAAAAGGATGCGGTTGAGTCAATTGAATTGGATGGATATACCTATGAAGCACAAATGAAGCTCTCAGTGAAGGATACCAAGATGATTGAGAAGTTGATTAACCGAAAATCACACAATTGGATTAGTGATTTGTTGGCATTGATGTTCAAGCGAACTGACCTTTCATCCACTGAACACTACACTGAAGCACACTTGAAACACAAAGCGAAGTTATTCAAACAATTGAAAGCGGAAATCGCAGTACCTTACCTGGTATTCGTTACCGAAAAAATCTCAAGCCATGCAAAATCTGAAGCTACCGAAAGCGTGGAGCCAAATAACGATTGAGCAATTCATTGAGATAAGGTCGTTAAACATTGAGGATGGAGCATTGCAATACAATACCGATGTGCTCTCCATCCTCTCCGACCTACCCATTGAGGACTTCGATGATATAGAACTTGACGAACTCCAGGATATCACCAAGCAATTGAAGTGGATGACATCGGAGCCATCCAAAAGATATCAGCATCAACTCGGTGAATTAAAGCTCAAGCCATTCGTTGATATCACTCTCGGTGAGTTTATAACATTGGAGGCATTCGTGACCGATGACTATATCAAGAACCTCCGCAACATATGTGCAATCCTTTACCGGAAAACATCCACTGATGAATGGGGGAATGTTATCACCGAGCCATATAAATTCAAGTCAACTGATCGTGTGCATCTCTTCGATGACTATCCCATCACCGCAGTATTCGGATTAATACCTGAGTACCTTCAGTTCAGACAATCGTTCTTGGATAGCCATGCTAATCTGATGACTGAATCCTATGAAGATAGTGAGGAGGTAATCGATGAAGAGGAACGCAAAGAGCAGGAAGAGGAAAAGAAATCTTCCAAATGGGGGTGGGAGCAATTGATATGGACAATGTGCAATGGTGACCTCTCAAGATTTGATGCAATAACCGATACCAAATTGGTATTGATTTTTAACTTCCTTGCAATGAGAAAAGAGTTGGAAATTTAGTAATCCAATGCATCCCAAAACTCTCCGAATAGAGGTTGGAAATCATAAATGACTTTTACTTTTTTACGAAGCAATCCACCAAGCTCCAGGATAGGGAACTTTTGAGCCATGTTTTGAACGTATTGTCCGTACATCTCGGATATCAATCCACTTTGCTCAAGTGCAGTGTTGAATTTACGCACCAAATGATAAGGTGCGATGCTGATTGTACCGTTGTTTAGAAATCCGAAGTAATATGCTGCAAGTATTTCAATACGAAGATTGCCTTCGGTAGTTACTTTGGCGTTGATACGGATGGAATCATACAAGGTTGACGTGTCAATCAATGCTTCATCCTTGATAATCTTTTTCAATACATTAGCTACCCTCCTTCTCGTTGGGTATTTGATGTTGAATTCGCCTGTGTTCTTGTAAGCCATACTTATATATTAAGATTAATCACCAATTTGTTCAGGAATTTGGCAATCAGTCCATGAAGGCAATACAAATGTGATGCTCATCAACCATCCTGCTGCGTAATCCAATAAGTCATTGTTCAATGGCGTGAATGTTGGGAATCCTTCCACATCGAAATCAGTATCGGTCAATGAGAATGTGTAATTCAAATAAAGGTCATTGAGAATCTGCTGAGTATCTGAGAGAATTGTGGTGATATTTGCACGGTCTTTTTGGATGATATCAAAGCAATATATCTCAAGGTTGAATAAGTTCACGTTATCACTTGCAATCACATCCACAGGGACCACATATACGAGTGGGTACTTCTCATCCTTAGTTGCGAAGTTGAATAACTGCTCCTTGAAATCAGTGCCTACCTTTTTAACTTGTAAATGTGCATTATAAAATGCGATGATTTCATCGGTTAATGCTTGATAACTTATCATAATTGTGCTGATTTTTGGATTTTCAATATGTTGTTTTGTGTCGCAGTTATTTCCGTTTCGGAAACAACTGCAGTAACCGTGATGTTTGTGTTGGTATCTTGACCTCCAACATTATTCTGATCGTTGTTCTGACCGAATAGGTTACCAGGTGTGAATGCCGATACGGATGATTCAGGTGCCGATGCTCCCGTTGGTGTGGATGGTGATGCCGGTGCGGTTGTTGATGTGAATTGTGTTGCTGCTATCTTTGCGATATTAGCTGCGGACATTGCTGCGGTTGCCACGAGGTTGGCGATACCAACAGGATTCGGTACAACTCCGATTGCTAATGGTGCTGCTGCCAATGATGCAGTGACCGCCTTACCAGCATCCACCACTGCACCTGCTAATTGCATTGACTTGTTGAACTTGAATTGTTTCTTAGCTAAATCTTCCTCAGCTTTACCACCCTTCACCACGTTCTTCATCTTGTTAGCGAATGCAATATCACCAAGTGCTTGGATTGATTTCACTCCATCCTCCGCGATGTCAAGTGCGTCATTGGCGGTTTTGAGTTGTGCATCTCGTTTCTTTTTTTCTTCCTCTTCTTTTAAAGCAATCCTCTCCTCTGCTGCTTTTTTCTCGACATCAGTTATATCCAATTCAAGTTTAGCGGTGAGTGCTTTTTTCAAGGCAGCATTATCACCTGCCAATTTCATTTCCTTCTCGTATTCCTCCTCAAGTTGAAATATCTTGAATTCACTTTCCGACAAGGTAAGTTCTTGAAGCCTTACAAATCTTTCATTTGCATCCTCTTTCTTCTTATCATTTATTTCCTTTTCTTTATTCGCTAATTCTTTTGCTGCATCATTAGCAGCTTTTAATTGTTTTTCACGAAAATCAACTTCCGCCTGAACCATTAAGGCGATATTTTGGTCTAATAAAATTTTCTTTTCTGAGGTAGTTAATTTATCATTTAATTTAATATCCTCCTCTTGCCTTTGGAATTTTGTTTTGAGTTCTTTAAATTCTCGTCTGCTCTCATCTTGAATTAAGGCAATACGATTATCAATGATGGCTCTCTCCGCTGCTAATCGATTTGCTGCGTTTTCTTTTCTCTTATCCGCTGCTGCTTTCGCTGCTGCTGCTCCTGCTGCCGCATCTGCTTTGGCATCGGTGATTGCTAATACTTGGCGATTCGTTCTCTCGTTTCCAATGATTGCTCTCTCATCTGCAATTTGCTTTTTCAAGTCCTTCAACTTCGCTGCATCCGCTGCTTTGCCAAGAGCTCTCTCAGCGTTGTATGCGGTTAATGCTGAATTGTATCTCTCCCTCGCAAATAAACTCTTAGACATGGATGCCTGAACTTCCGTTTTGTAGGTATCAGCTCCATTAGCTTTGAGCAATGCAAGTTGATTCGAGTACATTTGATTGGTTACCGCCTCACGTTCTTTGGATGATTCCTGGACTCTCTTGTTCGCAGCTGCCATCTTCTCAGCATTCTCTTCCGCAGCGAATTGTGTTATCCCTAACCAATCAGTCAATTCCTTAAATCCCGCAATAAGTAAATTGAGGGGAGCCATCATCACCTTGAGTACATCGTCAAGTATTCCAAGTTTTTTCATGAATAGAACTACCGCCACCACAATCAATGTGATAACTGCAACCAATAGGAAGATTGGATTCATTAAGATTTGAGCACCGAGCTTCATGAATGTAGCACCAAGAGTAGTGACTGTTTTCGTGATTCCTTTAATGGCCCCACTGATATCAGCCTTTCCGATTCCACCCATTACCTTTTGGAAAGTGGCAGCCTTTTGTGATGCTTCATCGAAATCTAATGACATGATGGAATCCTTGATGCCACCAAATGATGAGGATATCTGCTCAAATTTGGAACCTGAAGCAAAGACATTCACCGCATCATTGGCATCCTTAATCCTATCCGATACCTCTCCCGCCTTTTTTGCGAGTGCATCCATTTGAGCGGGATCACTAGCCTCAGCAATCGCAGCCTTTAATTGTTTTAACTGCGACTTGAGGGAGCCTACTCCGTTTAATGTTAAATCAATTGCTACCTCGTTACTCATATGTGCGGATTTCTAAAGGTGAATAGTTAAGCCTTCCATCGGTGTGTTGATGGTTGGATGTATTGGTTGTTCTCACCACCACATTGCCATCGGTGTTGATGTATGCGGTTGCAAGATAATCGTGTTCAGTGTTGCCAATAGTTACAAAGGTAGTCAATGTGTTTAATGGAATCAATGGTGTTCCAAGATACTCACCTTGAGCGGTGCGAGTCCAAGTGATTGCAGTCAAAGCATTCTCAAATATGATTGCGGTTGGTGCTGATGTACTCACTTGATTCAAAAGAGCAGTATATTTCTTGTATCCAATTAGTGCATCGGATGCCAATATTCCATTGATTCGAGGTGTGATGATTCCATCCTGGTCTAATGTTTGACCATCTCCGATAATCATCCCTCTCACATTTGGAAGAGCTGAATTGCCTTGACCTCTGATGATCACATCTGCTCCATTCAATACAGTGTTGTTGCTTGTCGTTGCTGATCGTAGCACATTGGTGATTGCATCATTGATGACATTGCCTCCGGTCGTTGTTCCTGGTCTTGTTTGGAATGGTGCCAATTCGATATCCGAATCAACTGAAATCAATTCGACTTTGGTTGGTGCTGATGTGTTCGCATCATAGTCAATCACCTTGTTGATATTCCACCATGAGTTGTCGATGCGAATCTTGTCATTCAATAGCAATGTTTGGATATCAGCTTCATCCAAGTCAAAGTATGCAGTGAGCATTTTTCCGACATTTATTTGGTTGACTGTCCTCCTCCAATACAAATTGTAAAGGTTGTTCGCGGTTAATGTTGGAACTTGGTAAAAATAGTAATCACAAGTACCGAAGTTGATGTCAAAGGTTGGTGTCAATGGATTGTCAAAGTGACCAATCGCAGGATATTCCTGAATGCCATACAATCCAGTGCTTCCATATGCAATCAGATTCCATGAGTTACATGACTGTTGTCCTCCATCATAACATATACGAATGTTCATGCTTGGCGATTGACCATTAATCATTGGAACAACTGCCCCGAATGGTGTTTGTGTCACCGGTGTTGGTGAGAATATCAACTCCTTGGTATCGGTATCCTTCACATATTCATTGTCAAAGGTATACTCAATCTGCCCATATATCTCATCAGTCATCTGAGTGTATACCACATTTGCTGAATCGGTATCCGCTTTGTATGTGAGCTTTAATTTCTTGTTTGTTACATCGGGAAGGAACATGAGATTCTGCTCCTTGTCCTTCATCAATTTATAAGTCCAATCCTTTTCCGCACCCGAATCATAGAACTCATCACGATGGCGAAAAGTTAATTTGTTAGGTTGATCAGTATCTATCTCAACATAAAGATTGTACATTTGGAAGATTGACTTCACGAAGTCAGATTGCTTAATCTTGAGAGGGATGAAATCATTCACCTCTTGAATTCCTCCGGATACCTGTATGTTGTCTGATGGAAGGACCTGAAGATTGATTGATGTGAGGTCAAGGATAACATTCACTTGAGCAAATCCCGAAGTAGTTCCTCTCCATTGATTGACAATGGACGATATGATTGTACCTGATGAATCACATGGCAATACCTCAACCCCTAAACTTAATATTTGAATATCAGCCGCATTGATAACAGGTGTTCCCACCGCAGTGTTGAAGAACGCGCCAAAGTCCAATATGGTTGATACTGTTTGTATTGTTGTATTGCCAATTGCAAGTGGTGAGCCGATTGGATAGTTGATGACAATAGGAGGTCCGTATACCGCGCCATTTCCGAATCCCGCCACGTTCACTCTTGCCTTAACTCGATAACGGTTGTATGTCGCTCCACCAAATCCATCAGTCAAGTATGCGGTCTGAGTGTAGTTATTGTCAAGAATCAAAGAGCCATTGAGAGTTATCTTCCACTGATAATGTTGTCCTGCAATTGGATTCGATGTGAATGGTGTGGAGTATTGTCCTGTTAATGGCGTGAATAATGACTGTAAATCGGTTATCTCAGTCCATCCCGTAATTGGCTCAAAGAAGCTCTCATTCGTTCCCGTAGGTTGAGCATATGAAGTTGTCCAAGTATTGGATGCCTCAACCAAGTAATCGTTGTAATCAAAGTTATTAACATCCCCATTGTAAGGGATGAGTAATTTGTCGAAATGTGCAGCACTCAAGCCACTCCATTCGTATGTGAATCCTGCATTTGAGAAGATGCGGTCAAAGTAGGTTTTCGCATATATCGCAGGTTTCAGCTCGTTCACTGAATACTCTGCTGAGTTCTTGTATGGAAGCAGGTATTTGTACCCATCTGCCACGGTGTTGTTGAATGAGTCGTATATCGTACCGGTACCGAAGATGTGATTCAAATCACTGAAATCCAAATCAGTCAATTCCTTGTTGGTGATCGCAGTGTAAAATTCGCACTGAGTATCCTTCACCAAGACATCGTACTCAACCATCTGCTCATAGGCATCGGTCATCTGAGATTTGCGAACATTGACCAACTGAAGCAATGCATCCTCCATGATTGGCACATCGTTCTGAAGTACCGTGCATTTCGTGATGGTGTTTATGTTGAATGTACCCTCCTCAATATTTACATCGTAATGATGTCCGAGAAGGTTATGGTTGTTCTTGCTTCCAACCAATGTGATTGTCTTGGAGAATGTCCCTGTACGCTTCGTGAGGTCACGGATATCACCGATTGAGAAGTTCAATGGGAATGCAGTACCTTCCTTTATATCAAGATAGCCATTTGAAAGTTGAATTCTAACCATTGATGTTGTCTTGATTTGATAATTTAATCGTGATGCTTTGCTTGATTAGATTCTTATTTCGTTGTTGGTATACCTCATAGGCATTATTCTGAACGATGCATGGTTGATATGCAGTTGACTCAGCTATGTGAATCGGACATCCATCCTCTCCAATGATTGGAAGGCCATCCTCAGTAGTGTTGTACTGCACAATCTTCACGAATGTTTGCGGTGATGTTAAGAGCTCTTCGAAGTATTGTCCTGCACTCTCTTCCATCCAATTGGTGTTGAGGTCAAATGATTTCGCTACGTTGATGTTGGACTGCATGAATCCCATGTCCTCGGTGTGGTAGTTCCATGAAGCTCCACTCACATAACCTTCGACATCACGGTTGAATATCTCGCGAGTGATTTCTCCCCTCTCATATGATTTCAATTGGAAAGCGAATGATGAGTATGAACCTAATCGGTCAAGGAATAGCATGTGATACTCTGAGATGGTTGTTCTTCTATCCAGGTTGATTCGGTACTTGAATGAATCGATACCTAATGCAGTATGATAATACACATCGTACCATTCAACTGTATTGGTGATAAGGTCACCGGTACCAACCAAGATACCATAGTTGTTCGGACCAACGGGAACCTGAGATATCTCATCTGCGTTGTTAATGTCTTTGTAGAACGAAGCTCCAAGGCTATTAACAAATATGATTCGGTCATGTCCTTTTGGACTCCAAAGATTCAAATATAAATCCTGACCTAATGTGCAACTGAATTGCTGAGGTTGATTCGTCAACCAATAACTATCCGCGAAGGTTAGTTTATAATCTGAGTTATCGTACACTGACCAATCCAACCATCTGAATGCTCCATTGAAAACAACGTAATCTTCAAAGGTAGTGACATCCAACGTAATCAATTTGCGGTTATCAGCGTAACAAACATCTCCGTTTATTGTTACATCGGTGATAGAGCTGAATAGCACATTGACTGTGAAGTTAGATCCTGTTGCACTGAGTACAGTGTGAAGGCCTTCGAGCTGAGGATTCGCCACACCACCATCTGCTTGTGTGATGACTACCTGGTCACCAACCGCGAATGTATTGGTCACGTTGATTCTTGCATTCCCTCCGTTATTTGTGATGTTCGAAGTCCATGAGTATTCAACCAATTGCTCCTCTCCAACTTTGACATCGTAAAGGTATCTCGAATTCGGTGCGTTGTACCATGATGTGCTTGAGGTATTCAAGTCCCATGATACTTGGCTCTGAAGGAGCTTCGATAAATCAATCTCACCATATCCATCAACATAGGTTGGAAGCACTTTGTACTGTGCAATCTTGGTTGCGGTCCCTGCTTCGTATACATCAAATATGTACTTGAATCCAGTGTTGTTCTTGTTGGTTGAATCAACGATGAACTTCAAAGGATTGTATGCCGGACTGAATGCCTGAGGTGATGCAATGGTTGATTGACTCATTCTGTTTCGCTTGGTTTACTAGCTTCGTTTAAGATATTCAAAATAGGAACTCCGAACTTCATCGGTAATTCACTTAAGATAGCTTCTAATTGCTTTACTTGTTCTTCTGATAGTGTTAACATTTGTCCGTGTTTTAGATGATTTTTACTCCGATAGCTTCAGCAACGTATTCGTTTACTACTGAATTATCAGTACCCCAAGTTAAGAATTGTTCTTCAGTTAGCGTGTAATTGCCTTGTGAAAGTTGAACACCTTCTTCGGTTAGTAATTGCCAATAAGTTGTGCAAGTTGTTGCAGTCGTTTCGAAGTTCAATACAAGTACGCTCATTCGTGTCGCAGTACCTTCGTTAAGTGGGTATACGATTGGTTGAATCGCTACTCCGTTTGTTGTTAAAGTGTTGTCCATATTGTTCCGTTATATAAAGCCATTAAGTTTAGTGTTGTATCGTATACCATTAGTCCCGTTGCAGGTGAAGCAATGGCGTTCTTTTGTGTTGTAGTCATTCGTGGTGGAAGGAAGCCTTTTGTTGTAGAATCGATACCAAATTGTGCTGAAGCATAACTTGTTGTACTACCTATAATCCAATTACCCGTAGATTGACCGAAAAACTTTGAATTAACGGGACCATTAAATGTTATATCTTGAGCATCAAAAGTTGTCGTGTAATAACCAAAAGTTATTGAGTGTATTGGACTTAATCCATTGTTTGTATATGCTTGTAATTTTGAAGATGAAACACTTCCTATTAAACCAATACAATATTGACCACTAGTCCCTACAATTGCATTACCCGTAACCCTCGCAGTACCATTAATGTCTACCTTGAATCCTGCGTTTGTTGTGGTGTTTACTCCTATGTTTCCATCATCCCAAATTTGCAATAATCTTGTTGCAGATGTGTTTGTTATTGTAAGTGAAGTTGTTGCCGATGTTGCTCCACCCGATGTGATTTGTAATTTTGCACCATTGTCAGATGTAGAATTTATAACTACATTTCCATCCAATAAAAGTAATTTATTTGAACTTAAAGACATTGGTAATAAAGCAGAATCCGCAGCGTTTCTTGATTCTATTAAAACGCCATAAGTAGAATTTAAGTAAGGTCTAAATTTGACTTGACCCGTTGTACTTTTTAATCTTAACCCAACGACGTTATCTGCGGTTGTTGTTAATTGAAACGCACCCGTTGCATTGTCAAAGGTCATATTAGCACTCTCACTTACTACATTTCCCGTGCCTTCAAACAATACACGTCCAACAGTACCCGATGTGATTGCAGTTGTACCTATTGTGATTCCCGTACTTATCGTGAATGTTCTATCTGCTGATAGGTCTTGTGTAGTTCCGTTTATTGTTAGGGTGCGTGATGTTGGGACGCCACCGAGTCCGCTTAATGAGTAGGTCGGTACGTTGAGCGTATTAGCTACGAATGTAGATGCTCCACTTGTTCCCGTAGTCGTCAAGGTTATGTCGTCTTGTTTTCCATTCAATGCGTTCTGCAAATCAATCTGAGTCGATAACACACCACCAATATCACCCCATTCAACTGATGTTGGAGGGATGGACGCGACTATTTCAGCTCCCGTGATTGACTTGGTTACATAGCTTCCACTCACCAATTGAGATATCTCCAATAAATCGGTCGATGCAAGGTTGGCTCCTTTCGGATCCATCTGCGATATTTTCTTTGTTCTAAATGCCATATATATATTAACAAAAATAACTCTTTTGTTTAGAAGGCGAAGTAACTGTCATCAGTATAGTATTCCTTTCGGATGTATGTACCGGCATATCTCACCGCATCCATAGCATCATCCCACAGCTTCACCGGCTCATCAGTGATTTGGTCACCAATCTTTTTCCATTTGTAATTCTCGTATTCCTTTTTTATCCTGGACTCATCCTCGCAGAATACTCCGAATGTTTTGATGTTATCGATTCCCTTCTTCACTACCTTGTTCGCATTCTGCACATCGTATCCTGCATTGTTCATCTCCGCGATAATCTCCGGTCGTGCGTAATCCGCTACAATGGTGATGTTTTTCTCGACTCCAAGTTGCTCACATTTCTCGATGAGGTTGGTTGTGGTGAGGTAACTCTCATAGATGACCGGCTCGATGTAGATGTCATCCTCGCACCAATACACTCGCATGAGAGCAGTCGGGTGATTGTACCCGAAGTCAAGTCCATAGACGTAGTTCACGAACCGAGCAGGTCGATGCTTCACAAAGGTCCAATTGGAATATATGTTTGATTTGCTGATGGCCTTCTCACCGAGTGCGTAAATTTGATACAGTGCTTCATCCGTTCGCTTGAGGTCTTCGATTTGCCTACGGATTGAATCCGGAAGGAATGGATTGTCGCGGTACGTTGACTTGATGAGGATGCTCTCCTCCTTAGGTAACTCATACAACCAGGACGCTGATTCACTTGGATTGTAATCGAAGATGAGCTTCCATTCAGTTCTCATGTTGAGCTGAGTGAAGTCATCATAGAATAGCTCATTGGCTTCGTTGCACCAAGCGAGGTCCCTCTTCCTTCCTCGTATCTTTTGCTCGTCATCCACACTGAAGAATTCAACGATGCTTCCATTCGGGAATGTGTAGATGTGTTCACTCTTGTTGTGAGCATTGACATCATACAAATCCATCATCTTCATGATCTCAAGGAAATCTCGCATGACTGTTGCTCTGAGTGCAGGGAAAGTTTTTCGGATAATAGAGGTAACCTTCCCCCTATTTTGGAGAGAGTAGACAATTATCATTTGACAAAGGGAATATGTCTTGGATGACCTACTTCCTCCTTCATTAATTATAAACCGTACATCCTTATCCTGGAGAGCTTGATAGTTCTTCTCAAAGATTACGGTGCTATTTATCTCCATTTGCTATCTCATAACAGTGAGCCAACATACTGAATTGGCGTTGGTCACTCATGACTGCTATTCGATTGATTCTAACATTCACTCCCTTCTTGAAATGGATGTATCTCTCAACCACCTGGCACATCATATCGATTATATCATTTGTCATCCGGCTTGATGATGTTCACCTTAATCTCGTTGATGTCCTTTCCGTTGGTCGTGATGTCCGACTTCTCGGTGAGTCCATTTAAGCGTTGAGTGATGGATGGATTGTAAAGTCCTGCCAACCCGTTCTCAATCTGATTTTGGCGAATCACTCGCTTAATGCGTGTACAGATATCCACGTATGTTGAATACCTCCCTTCACGATTCTCAAAGTATTGATGAACTAAACAAACCTTCTCTTCAGCAAAGTTAAGGAATCCTTCCAAGGTATATGGTCTTGGAATCAGCTCATAGTCATGCCTTCCATCCTTACCAACAAACACTTGTTTCTTGATTGGATTGTTCTCAATGAATTGCTTCCATTCAATGAATAGAGCTTCGAATTCTTCTTCAGTTAGCATTTTGTGTTTTGGCATTATTCCTCTCCTTTCCCTGGTGTTGGTTTAGTTCTCCTTTTTCTCTTCGGAATCGGTTTTGCACTCACTTCCTGCTCGATGCCCTCATATTTGATTGGCTCCGGTGCAGTCGTTGTTTCTGATTCCTTCTCAAATAAATATCCCATGCCAATAGACACATAGTATTTGTACTTTGATACATCTATATTATCAACAACCACGATTATGTTTCGAACCGTTGTATGCTTGACAATAGTTTTACCCTTGTATTCTGCTTTTATTCTCATCTTTTATCCTGTTTAGATCGTGTTTAATGTCCCTAATATAGTAATGAGCTGAGGTGACCGGAATATCAAAATACTTAGCCATTGACCTGGCGGTCGTGTATCCCTTCTCATAGTATGCCTCAAAGATTATCAACTTGATTCTATCCTTGACCTCTCTCTTGTATATCTCAATGCATGACTTGTGGTCATGGTATTTCTTTTCCTCTCGAATCTTGTGCTCCAAATCTTCCTCATCATCGCAGTCATTCGGAATATCAAGCTCATTGGCACCCACTCTCTCCTCGATTTGACTGATTGAAGTGGACCAAAGGATTTGTTTCTTGATCGTGTTCAATAAGTAGCTCTTGACCTTATTCTCATCCTTGGTGTCATCACTTATCTCAGCCACATAAAGATAACTGTTGTTGATGACTACATCGGCAATCATGTTGGCCTTGAATTTGGTGAGGAAATACTCAGTGTACGTCCTCACCTCATCATAGTGCCTTGATATGTAGCGGTCAAGTGTTCGCTTCATACCATTCCATGAATTGCTTGTAGTATATCTTCCTCACTGTCCTGGCACAAAAGCAATCGGTTGTAATTTCTCCCGTATGCTCATCGTATATTCGGTACAGTGCTTTGAGCGTAATCTTGGCGTATTTAGATGCATCACTTGACGTGACAATCTCATTGATATATTTTACTTGAGCTTCGCTAAACATTCCTCAATGATAAACGCAATAAACGAAACGATGGTTGCCTGAATGAAATCACCGGTGATGATCCATGTGGACCACAAGCTCATGCACTTCCAACAACCAAGTCCGGCATGAATGTAGTTGACCAAGTGATTCGGTCGGATTCGCATTGCCAATCCATCCCATATCATTTGCAGTGGCTCAAAGGATACCAGGAACCAACTGAGTGCGAGTGAAGCTAAGTAACTCATATCTCTTGCTTTAATTTTTCAATATATAAGGTTGCATCCATCAATTCCTCCTGGAGATGATTCAACCAATCCATCAAAGGTAACGAATTATTTTCCAATGTTGTACCATATTTCTTGATTCCCATCTCGGAACGGTCAAAATACTTGGTCATGACTTTGGTGAGGATTGCATCGGTGTTGATTGGTTTCTCTTCGGGGATGATTTCCACCTCTTCAAGCATTGCACCGAATGTCCTCAGCTCTTCGGCAAAGATTCGTTTGGTGTTTGAATTAATCTCATCCATCATTATCTCCATGAAATCGTATAAGTCCCGGAGCTCTTTGTTAGTTTTTTTCATCTCAATTCATTTGACATTTAACTTCATCGAATGCAGCTGCATCCACTTCATCGATATATACCTCATCATCTTCCATAGTCAGAACGATGCAATAATTGACATTCATTCCATTAAACACATCCTGGAATCGGTTGATGATCATATGCGGCTCCTCATTCTTGGTCCCAACATAAGCAATGAAGTATCTATCTCTCATAATACTTAAAGAATTTGATGTAAAAATCCTCATTCACCGGATATCCTTTCAAGAATCTCCACAATTGAAGATAAGTGATTCCCATGTCCTCAGCAATATGAGCTAGTTTGTATCTCTTGGATACGCGTGACCTCACCTCCCTATCGATGAAGTCACGAATTGTTTCTCCCTCAGAAAGGTGAATCGTCAAAGCTCTCATCAACTACCGGCATTGAGTTAATATTCCACACATCCAAAGTATTATAATACTTCCCATTGTATTCACGTCCTCTCAGATTGAATTTCACTGTGATATCGATACCAGGTGAATACTCATCCAACATTTTGCACTTGTCCTGAGCTAATTGGAATGAGATGTCCTGGGGATACTCTCCATTGGCTACGGTTAGGACGAACATTCTCACTGAGAACTTGTCACTGATTTGTTTGATTGGCTCAATTACTTTGATTGTGCCTGTTACTTGTAATTCCATGTATTTGTTTTGTTTATGTTACTATTTGGTAAGTTACTATTTAGAAAGCTCCTCGCCATACATAACCTACAAAATGTAGGAATCCATAGCAAAAAACGGATAATGCAAATAGCAGAAATATGATTGCTTTTGTTTTCTCTTTCATTGTTCTTGTTGTGAAATATTAGGTTCTTTTGGTAATTCGCACCAATGTGTAACATCTTCTAAAAAGTTTTCTGATGATTCGCTATAAAATCCTTTTACATCATCGTAATATTCTGCAACTAACCATCTGCTATTTTTAGGAAAATTCAAAGGAGCATAAACTAAATAACTACCATGTTCTACATTAGGTAATCTTTCTTTTACTTTTATAATTTCAGTCATTTTTCTTTTTTTTAAGCCTAATAGTTTTTACTTTTTCACAATGTTTACACCAAACAATTTTTACATAACCATTATACTCTAATAATTCAAATTGATGCAATCCAATTATACACTTAATTTTTTGTTTCATTGTTCTTGTTATTTAAAGGTTACTTTTTCTAATTGCTCAAGTGTTGGGATTGCACAAGTGTAACTATCCTCACTTTTCTCAACTCGGTATTGTAGTTTTCCGTTTTTATGTCTCCTTGCTTGAAGCACATACTTATAC